TCTTTCAGGTCAGTGTCGTGACCAAGGCCGGTATCGGCCGAGGCGCTGCTGAGTCGATCGCCGACGAGATCGCTGCGCTGTTCCCGAACAACCTCGGCATGACCAAGACCACTTTCACCGTCTACGTCCGCTCGCCGATGGCTACGTCCGCGGCCCAGCAGGGCGACACGACCACATCGCTGCCGCTGTCGCTCACGTATCGAGCCGACACCAACTAACCCGCCCATTGGGCAACCCAGAACCCGCCATTGAGCGGGTTTTGTCATTTCTGCATAGAGGAAATCCCTATGAGCTTCAAGTTGCCTAACGGCGCGACGTTCGAACACGGCGCCACTTACGCTACACCACTCGCTTTCTCGGCCATTTCCAACGCCAGTGCAGCGATCTGCACCGTTGTTGGCGCCACGCTGGTCGTCGGTGACATCCTGCTGGTCACTTCCGGCTGGACGGCGCTGAACAACAAGGTCGTTCGTGTACAGGCTGCGACCGCTACGGCGATCACCCTGGAAGGCCTGGATACCACTAGCACCACAATCTATCCGGCCGGCTCCGGTGCGGGCACCTTGAAGAAGGTCCTGACCTGGGTGCAAATCCCGCAGATCACCGACGTGGCGTTCTCCGGAGGCGATCAGAACTATGCCGACATCGTGTTCCTCGAAGACCAGCAAGGCCGCCAGCTTCCGACCGATAAGGCTGCTGCCAGCATGGTCCTGACCGTTGCCGACGACCCAACTCTGGCCTATGTGCCAATCGTTATCGCTGCCGATGCTGCACAGACCTGCCAAGCCGCCCGCTTGAACCTGCCAGGCACCGACAAGCTGTACTACGGCGCCTACACCTCGTTCTCGTTGCAGCCAGCCGTATCGCGCAGCAACATCCTGACGCGCACCGTCTCGCTGGCCCTGCAGGCCGCTCCTACTCGCTACCTGTCGTAAGGAAACCACATGGCCAGCTTCAAGATCGCCCAGAACGCCACGTTCAAGACCGAAGTCGATATTCCTCGCGTCGGCCTCGACTCGATCAAGGTCGAGTTCGAGTTCAAGTATCGCGACCGCAAGGAGCTGTCGAAGTACTACGACAGGTGGAACGCCGCGCGGGATGCGCTGATCCAGGAGTCGATCAAGGACGGCGCGACCTGGGAAGAGGCCACGGCCGGACAGATCGCGCTGGAAGTAGGGCAGCTCAAGGACATCGTCGTCGGATGGGGCTTTGATGAGGCTTTCGCCGATGAGGCGATCACCGAGCTGGTCACGACTTGCGTCGGCGCGCCTGCTGCCGTGATTGATGCCTATCAGGCGGCTTATGCGGTGGCCCGCCGGGGAAACTGATCGCCGCGGCGCGTGCGATGTATCAGCGCGCGTCCGCCGATGAGGTGTCGTTGCTCGGCCTGACCATGGACGACATTGATGAAGATGTGGAGATCTGGCCAGACAACTGGCCGGTCTTCCGCTTGTTCAATGCGCTGGGCACTCAATGGCGCACTGGCGCCGGCGGTGCGACCGGGCTGGATTACTCGGTCGTCCGCGAAGTGGCCACCCTCATCGGCATCAAGAAGCGGCAAATCCCCGAACTATTTCCTGACCTTCAAGTAATGGAGGCCGAAGCGCTCGCTGTCATGGCTGAAGCGAAGTGAATTTTATTGTCAGGAGATCGGCATGACACAAGACATCGCCAGCCTTGGCGTCAAGATTGACACCAGTGAAGTGGCCAAAGGGACATCTGAGCTGGATGGTCTGGCGCAGGCGGGCGCGAAGGCCGAGAAAGCCACGGAAGGCCTGACGGGTCAAGCCAAACAGGCCGGCGCTTCCATCAAGGCGATGGCTGCCGAGACTAAGGCTGCCGAGAAAGCTGCCGAGGGCCTGACCAAGAAAACTGAAGCTGCGGGGATCTCGGCCAAGCAAACGGCGAACGCCCTGCGCGGTGTGCCTGCCCAGGTCACCGACATCGTGACCAGCCTTCAGGGCGGCCAATCACCTCTCCAGGTGCTGCTGCAACAAGGCGGTCAGCTCAAGGACATGTTCGGTGGGATTGGGCCTGCCGCTCGGGCGCTCGGCGGTTATGTCGCCGGATTGGTCAATCCGTTCACAGCCGCTGCTGCCGCTGCTGCGTTACTGGGTGTCGCCTATTACAAGGGCTCCCAAGAAACCACGGCCTACAACAACGCACTGATCCTCACCGGCAATGCCGCGGGAACCAGTGCTGATCAATTGGCAACCCTGGCCGAACAGGTCAGCGCGACCATTGGCACCACCGGTGCGGCGGCCGAAGTGCTGGCCAAGCTGGCGGGCAACAGCCAGATCGCCGGCGAAAGCTTTGGTGAGATCGCGACTGCCGCGTTGGAGATGGAGAAAACCACCGGCAAGGCCATTGACGAAACGATTGCCGAGTTCGCGAAGATCGCCAAGGACCCAGTCGCCGCCGCGAAAGAACTGAATGACCAGTATGGCTTCCTGACGGCTTCGGTCTATTCGCAGATCGTCGCGCTGAAAGAGCAGGGCGATACCATCGGCGCTGCCAAGGTGCTGACCGACTCCTACGCCTCAACGATCAACTCACGTACCGGCGAGATCACCCAGAACCTCGGGCTGATTGAAACCGCTTGGAAGGGCATCAAGTCGGCAGCCCTTGGCGCGCTCGACGCCACGCTCAGTGCTGGCCGGGGCATGACGCTGGAGCAGCAGGCCGAAGAAATCCGTCAGCGGCTCAAGTCCAATCAGGGGCGCGGCGGTCGTGGTGCCGGCCTGGGCATTGATACCCGCAACACGGTGCAGGATCAGAAAGACCTCGATTATCTTGAGCTTCAGATCGAGGCTGAGAAGTCTCGGACGAAGTTCATCGGTGAGCGCGTCCAGGTGCAGAAGGATGGCATCGAGGCGGCGGGCAAACTCAAGGCCATCAGTGATGCCAACCTCACCAACGAGGAAAAGCGCAACAAGCTGATCAAGGAATACAAACGGGATGTCGAGGATCTGCGCAAAGCCGACCCCAACAACCCGCTGGTGCAGGCCGACGTCGTCGCCAAGAACATCCAGAACATCAAGGACAAGAACAAGGATCCGGCTGGCAAGGCGAATCAGCTCAACCTGACCGGTTACAACGACGCCCAGAATGCGATCAAGGATCTGCAGGCCACCTACTCGAACTCTACCAAGGAACTTGAGGCCCAGCAGAAGGCCGGTCTGATCACGCAGCAAAACTACCTCGACCAGCGTACTGCGCTGATCCGAGCGGAGCGTGATGAGGTCACTGGAGCCTATCAGGCCGAGATTGCGTCTCTGGAAGCAGTCAAGGACAAGTCGAGTACTACTGGCGAGCAACGGATTCAGCTGGACCAGAAGATCGCCGACGCCCGCACCAACATGGTCAAGGCGCAGAAGGATGCCGACAGCCAGCTTGAAGTCCTTGCAGTCAATGAAGAGGGTCGGATCAAGAAGCAGGCTCTGGCGATCAAGACCTACACCGACGCCTTGCAACAGCAGGCCGTGACGCTTCGCCAGCAAGGGCAGCGTGAAGCGGCAGGGCTCGGGCAGGGCGATCGGCAGAAGGCGCTGTCTGGTCAGTTCAATGGCATCGATGACAAAGCCAACGCCCAGCGCATTGACCTGGCCAACCAGTACGGCGACGGCTCGCGCGGCATGAGCCTCGACGAGTACAACGCCAAGCTGAAAGCGGTTGCGCAGAGCCAGCAGGAACTGCGCAATGTAGTGGTCGCCAACTACGACGACATGACCTCGGCACAAGGAAGCTGGACTGCCGGCGCCTCGTCGGCCTGGGAGAACTACCTGGAGTCGACGCGGGACGTGGCGGGACAGACCAAAAGCCTGTTCACCAATGCCTTCAGTGCTGCGGAAGATGCCTTTGCTCAGTTTGTCACGACCGGAAAGGCATCGTTCTCGGACTTCGCCAAGTCGATCCTTGCTGACATGGCGCGTATCGCAGCACGACAAGCTAGTTCAGCGGCGTTGAGCGGGTTGTTTGGTTTGGCTACCTCGGCGGCCAGTTCGTACTTCGGTGGCTCCTCCGGAGCAACACAGTCCGGATACACTGGCTCGGAGTTTCAAAGCTGGTCTGCTGCTCAGGCCAAGGGTGGCGCCTGGTCCAGCGGCGTGCAGATGTTTGCCGACGGCGGTGCTTTCTCTAACAGCGTCGTCAGTTCGCCTACAGCCTTCGGGATGGCTGACGGAAAGACCGGCGTCATGGGGGAGGCAGGGCCGGAAGCAATCGTGCCGCTCGCCCGCGACTCGCAAGGTCGTCTCGGCGTTCGCGGCGGGAGTTCCAGCACGGTCAACGTCAGTGTGACGGT